ACTAAATAAAGGTTGGTAGGTTGGTAGAAATAAAGAAATAGCTATAGAAATCAAGGCCTTCCGACCTCTACCGACCCTCTTGAAAACCTGCCGACCATGATGGAGAACCCCATGACCTACAAACTCGTCCCCTTCGGCCGCGGCGTCGTTCTCGACGGCCCCAAGAAGCGCAAGGGCCCCACCCCCGAGGGCCGGCAGAAGAAGGCCCTCGTCGCCTATCTCGAGCAACTCCCGTGGGTCGCCAAGGTGACTCGCCACAACGTCGGCTTCTCCTGGATGGGCGCGAACCCCAAGACGGGCTACAAGGGGCGCCCCGTTCGCTTCTGCGAGCCCGGGCACTCCGACCTGTCCGTCGAGGTCAGGGGCTCCCCCATCACCGTCTGGATCGAAACCAAGGCCCCTGGCGCCCGGCCATCCGGCGTCAAGCAGAAGGCCCACTGGGAGGAGCAGGAGAAATTCCTCGCCCGCAAGCGTGCCCAGGGCCACCCAGCGTTCTTCTGCAGCGCCGGCGAGGTTCTCCGCGCCGAGCTCATGCGCGCCGGCCTCCAGGCCCCCACCGCGCTCGAGCTGGCCACCTCCATGAAGGCCGCCGGGATCCACCCCTCCACCATCTCCGCCCTCATGCGCAAGCTTCGCGATGGCCTCTTCCAGGTGCCCCTGGCGCCCAAGAAGGGCAAGGTGGTCGCATGAGTCTCCGGAGCCTTCCCCCGGCCCTGGCGATGCGCTACCGCAGGCGCCTGCAGCTGCTCGTCCTCGGTAGTCACGCTCGGCAACTGGAGTGTCGGGACACCTGGCTGGCCTTCTGTGGAACCGGAGCTTGACGCCCATGAGCCGTTACACCGACAAGTCCCGCGAGGGCATGCTGGAGGACCGGATGGCCCGGGTCGCCAGCTACAAGATCCAGGGTCTCTCGGTGCGTCAGACGGCTGCGGCCCTGGCCCGGGATAAGTGCCTGAACCCCGAGACGAAGAAGCCCTGGTCCCACCAGGCCGTGCAGCGCGACGTGACGGCCCTGGTGGCCCGGTGGAAGTCCGAGAGCCTGCGCGACATCACCGAGGTGAAGGCCGGCGAGCTGGCGAAGCTGGATCGCCTGGAGCGCGTCGCCTGGGAGGCCTGGGAGCGGAGCGTGGGCAAGCACCAGGTGCGAACCACGAAGACTGGTCGCGTCGACAAGGAGGGCAGCATCATTGCCGAGCCCGAGGTTACCTTGCGGACGGAGCCCCTCGCCGGAGACCCCCGGTTCCTGGCCACCGTCCTGGAGTGCCAGGAGCGCCGGTCCAAGCTGCTGGGCCTGGACATGCCGGCGAAGGTGGCCCAGACGACAGCGGATGGCGAGGACCTCTACGACCAGGATGCGAGGGCGGCCCTGCATGCCAAGCTGCTCGGCTGATGCCTCCCTGGCGGACCGGTTCCGCGCCCTGCCCCTCGAGGTGCGCCAGGCGCGCCTGGCGGGCATGGATCCGGCCGAGGCCCAAGCCCTGCTCCATGACTGGAGCTGGTGGGCCCGGGTCTCCCAGGTGCTGCCCGGGGACGTGAACACCCGGACCCCGGACGGATCCTGGGTCACCTGGTTCGCCAATGCCGGCCGCGGCTGGGGGAAGACCCGCGTCGGCGCCGAGACGGTCCGCATCTGGGTCAAGGACTTCCGCCTGGTCTCCCTGGTCGGGCCCACGGCCGACGACGCCCGGGACATCATGATCGAAGGCGAGAGCGGCATCCTGGCGTGCTGCCCGAAGGCAGAGCGGCCCATTTACCGGCCCAGCAAGCGCCGGCTGGAGTGGCCCAACGGGGCCCGGAGCCTGATCTTCACCGCGGACGAGCCGGAGCGCCTCCGGGGCAAGCAGCACATGAAGTTCTGGGCGGACGAGGTGGGCAGCTGGCGGTACGCGGACTCCTGGGACCAGCTGGCCCTGGGCCTACGCCTCGGCACGAAGCCGCAGGGCCTGGTCACCTCCACGCCCCGGCCCACGAAGCTCGTGAAGGGCATCCTGGCCGACCCCACAACCCTCGTCACCGTCGGGCGGACCTACGACAATGCCGGCAACCTGGCGCCGGTGTTCCTGAACAAGATCATCACGAAGTACCAGGGCACCCGCCTGGGACGCCAGGAGCTCAACGCCGAGCTGCTCGAGGACAATCCGGGCGCCCTCTGGACCCGCGCCAACATCGACACCAACCGCGTCACGAAGCTGCCCCAGCTGCGCCGCATCGTGGTGGGCGCCGACCCGGCCGTCACCAGCAACGCCGACTCCGACGAGACTGGCATCATCGTCGCCGGCATCGGCTGCGAGAACCCGCCGCACTTCTACGTCCTGGACGACCTGAGCTTGTCGGCCTCGCCCGATTCCTGGGCCCGGGTTCTGGTCCTGGCCTACCTCCGGCAGAAGGCCGATCGCATCATCGGCGAGGTGAACAACGGCGGAGACCTGGTTGAGGCGATCATCCGCCACGTAGAGATCGACGGGAAGAAGGTCGGCCTGAACGCCAGCTACCGATCGGTCCACGCCTCCCGGGGCAAGGCCATCCGCGCCGAGCCCATCTCGGCACTGTACGAGCAGAACCGCGTCCACCACGTAGGCTCCTTCCCGATCCTTGAGGACCAGCTGTGCGACTGGGACCCCACTGTGAGCGTGGAAAGCCCCGACCGCCTGGACGCCCTGGTCTGGACCCTTACCGAGCTGTCCGGAGACCCGTCCGGCCCACTCAAGATCGACAAGAGCCTGATCGGGAGGATGCGGCGATGACCTGGATCAACACGAAGACCGCGGCCTCCCGGGTGGGGATCAGCCCCCGGACCTTCCGGGAGGACTGGACGCCCGAGGAGGGACCCGCCCAGGTGACGTTCCGGACGAATGGGAAGTTGGGCCCTGGCCGGCGCGTGGAGGTCCTGGAGGAGGACCTGGAGCGAGTCCTCGCGGATCGGATCCGCAGGCGGGCGAGCTGACGCGAGTACGCGGAAGTGGTGGGGAGCGGCGGAAGTGGGGTTTAGTGGCGGAAGTGGTGGGAAGTGGTGGGGAGTGGAATGCGGCGGTAGCGCATTGACATGAGTCTGGGTCCAGGAGCACCCCATGGACTTCGCGCCGCACTTCACCCAGCACGAGCTTGAGCGAAGCGACCCGGCCATGGCCCACCACCTGGACAACACCTGCCCGCCCGAGCTGCTCGAAAACCTGGCCGGGACCTCGCAGCTGGCGGAGCTGGCGCGCACGCTGCTGGGCTGCCCCCTGGCAGTGACCAGCGGGTTCAGGTCAAAGGCCGTCAACGCCATCGTGGCGGCCGGGGCCAGCTCGACCGGTGTGCATCCCATGGGCCTGGCTGTGGATGTGATCCCGGTCGGTACGGACCTGGACGTGCCCGGGGCCTTCGCGGCTCTCCAGGCCCACCCTGAGTTCATGGAGCAGGTGGACCAGCTGATCGTGGAAAGGGGCTGCATCCACATCGGGCGCCCGAGGCCGGGCCAGAAGCCCCGCCACGAGCTCCGGGCGGATCGCACCATCGACGGCGTGCGCCACTACCCCCTCATCGGCATCTGGAAGGCCGGGCAGGTGGTACATGCCTGACGCCCTCACCCCTAAGCTCAGCTGGCTCTCGCGCCTGGTGCGGCGGGACTGCCCGGAGAGCACGAAGCGGTTCCTCGGGATCATGTCCTGCGCGGCCCTCTGCGTCTCCCTGCTGACGATCTCGGGCGCCGTGGTGGTGGCCGTGCTCCGCAGCTCAACCCACGACGTGGGCACCGGCACCGTGGCGGCCCTCGCCTCCGTGGTCTCCGGCGTGACGACCCTGGGCGCCCTGTGCTTCCGGAAGCGCGATGAGCAGGCCGGGGGTGCCGCATGACGCACGGGCCCATCCCCGACGAGCTGCTCGAAGGCATTGGCGATATTCCCCGCGGGATGAAGGCGGCTCTCTGGCTGCCCCTGGCCGCGATCCTCCTGACCTGCAGCCTGGGTGTGCGCTCCTGCGTGGGCCGGCGCCAGGTGGACGCCCACGTCCAGCAGGCCGACACCCACCACCAGGCCGCTGTGGTGGCCGCTGCCCAGGCGGAGGTCTATGATGCCCAGGTCACGAAGGAACAGGCCCAGGTCAAGCAGCACGACTCCGAGGTCGCCAGCGTCGACCAGGAAGTGGCCGGACGCCGGGCCCACGTGGCAGAAGTCCGGAGGGGCCTGGACGCCCCGGCTGCTGGCGAACCTGCGGGTCATTCCGTGGATCCTGGGCAGGGCGTGGGTGCCCCCGTGGATCAGGCTGAGCTGGTGGCTCAGCTGAAGGCCACTGTCTCTGCCCTGGACGACCTGGTCGCATCACAGGACGCCCAGCACCAGCAGGATCTACAGCGAATCGCTGATCGGGACGCCCTGATCAGCACCATCTCCCTGTCCAGGGACGCCTGGCGCTTGAGTGCGCAGGCCAGCGCGGCGGAGGCGGTCCAATTGCGGGCCGCCCTCGCCGCGCAACAGGGGCTCATCGAGGGAGCCCTACTGAAGGGGCGCATTCAGGGCTTCTCCGTGGGCCTCGGCTCCGGCTACCTCGCCGGGAGGGTCCAGCGATGACCCCCGCCAACTGGATCACCCTCATCCTGTTCGCCCTGGCCGCCATCGGGGCCATCCTCAAGGCCCAGCACTCCCTCATCACCAAGCTGCTCGCGGACCGGTGGGCGCAGCTCGAGCGCCGACAGACCGAGACGGAAGCCTGGAAGGACGAGACGGACACCCGCTTTGGGAAGTTCGATCGCCGCATCACCCGCATTGAGACGGTCTGCCAGATGCGCCACGTCGGCCCGGGTCTCACTTCGGAGCGCCCATGACCATCTCCCCCACCGTCCTGGCCGGCCTCCTCGCCATGTCGGGGGGTAAGCCCTCGTCCGTCCCCTTCCAGCCGCCCCAGCTGCTGCTCGACGCCAAGACGGAGAAGCTCAAGCTTGCCCAGGACGATGCGATGGCGAACCACTACGCCTTCCTCAACCAGGCCCAGATGGGTATGGGCTTCATGGGCTATCCCTTCCTGTCCGAACTCACGCAGCGGGCGGAATACCGGGACATGTCCGAGCGCCTGGCGAACGAGATGGTGCGGAAGTGGATCCGCCTAAAGTCCGCCAGCGACCAGGGCAAGGCCGAGGAAATCAAGATCATCGCCAAGAAGCTGAAGGACTACGGCATCCGGGACCTCTTCCGGGCGGCCGCCATCAACGACGGGTTTTTCGGCAACGGCATCATCTACGCCGACATCAAGGGCGCCCGGAAGACCCAGCGCGAGTTGCAGAGCCCCCTGCTGCTGAGCCGCTACAAGATCCCCAAGGGCAGCCTGGCAGGCTTCAAGATCATCGAACCCCTCGTCACGCTGCCCTACGACTACAACAGCTCGGACCCCCTGGCGGCCGACTACTACAATCCGCGCACGTGGTTCGTGATGGGGCAGCGGGTGCACGCGTCCCGCCTGCTGTTCTTCCGGTCCCGCCCGGTCCCGGACCTCCTGAAGCCCGCCTACAATTTCGGCGGGATCTCCATGAGCCAGCTGGCCATGGAGACGGTGAACAACTGGCTGCAGACCCGGGGCGGCGTCAACAAGATCATCAACTCCTACAGCACCAGCGGCATCAAGACGAAGATGGGCGACGTGCTGCAAGGCGGGGAAGGCACCGAGTTCCTGCAGCGCCTGGCCCTTTTCGCCGAGGGCCGCGACAACCAGGGCCTGCTGCTCCTGGACAAGGACACCGAGGAGTTCTTCCAGTTCAACATGTCCCTGGGCGAGCTCAGCAAGCTCCAGGCCCAGGCCCAGGAGCACATGGCGGCCATCAGCCACATGCCGCTCATCATCCTCACCGGCATCTCTCCCGGAGGGCTGAACGCCAGCTCCGAGGGCGAGCTGCGCGTATGGTATGACCACGTCCACGACCTGCAGGAGCTGCTCTTCCGGGCCAACCTCGAGCAGGTCATCCGCCTGATCCAGCTCAGCGAGTTCGGAGCGATCGACGACGACATCACCTTCGACTTCGAGCCCCTCTGGCAGATGGACGGCGAGAAGCTCGCGCGGATCCGCAAGAGCGACGCCGACGCGGCTGTGGAGCTGATCGCCGCCAGCGTCATCTCTGCCCAGGAGGTCCGGTCTCAGATCGCGAAGGACCCCGACAGCGGCTACGAGGGCTTGGCGGTGGACGAGGACTTCCCCGAGCCGGATCCCGCCCTGGTCGAGGGAAAGGACCCCCTCCTGGCGAAGGTGGAGGGCCTGGGCACTGCCGGCGCTGGCGACCCCAAGCCCGCGGCCCCGGGCGGCAGCGAGAACGGAGCCGCCGAATGAAGCTCCGCGCCCCGGGCCCCAAGCCTATCAAGCTCGCTCCCATCCGGCCCAATTTGGGCGTGCAGGCAGCCTATCGGAAGCGCTTGCTCAACCTGATCGAGTCCATGCACAAGGACATCATCCAGACCTTGACCAGCGTCTACCAGGCGCACCCTCGGCTGGCCACGGACGAGTCCTCTGCGGCGGCCGCGAGCCGGGCGATGAAGGGCCTGAGCCGAACCTGGCAGAAGCGCTTCCAGGACGGCTCCCAGGACCTGGCCGCGCACTTCGCCGACGAGGCCCTCAAGCACAGCGACATGGCGCTGCGGACGACCCTGCAGAAGGCCGGGTTCAGCGTGAAGTTCCAGATGACCCGCCCGATGAACGACGCCTATCGCGCCGTGATCTCTGAGAACGTGGGCCTCATCCGGTCCATCCCTGCCCAGCACCTTGCCGACGTGCAGGGCCTGGTCATGCGCAGCGTGCAGCATGGGCGGACCCTGGGCGACCTCAGCGAGCAGCTGCAGGACCGCTTCGGCGTCACGAAGCGCCGGGCCGCCCTCATCTCCCGGGACCAGAACAACAAGGCCACGGCCGTGATGAACCGGATCCGGAAGCTGGGCCTCGGCATCGACAAGAGCCAGTGGGTCCACACCTCCGCCAGCAAGGACCCCCGGGACTCACACGAGGCCATGAACGGCGAGATCTACGACACGGCTGATGGGTGCTTTGACGGTGACGAGGGCGACTTCATCCAGCCGGGCGAGCTGATCAACTGCGGGTGCGTGTCGCTCGGCGTGATCCCTGGCCTGGACGACGACCCCGAGGAAGAGGAGGCCGGCCATGAAGAATAGGCTCCGGATGGCCCTGGACAAGTCTCAGCGCCGGATCGACGAGAACGGCTACCTCCACGTGGGGGTGAACAACATCTCGAAGGCCACCGTGAACCCCTACAACGGGGACGAGATCCAGGACATGGCCCCGGGCGTGGTCATCGATCCCAAGCAGGTCTACTTCCTCCTCCGGGATCCTGAGGAGCTGGCCCGGGCCGCCCGCACCTTCAACAACCTACCCCTGCTGGACTTCCACGAGCCGATCTCGGCGGAGGAGTTCGACGAGAAGCGGGAGTTCGTGGTCGGGTCCACCGGGGACCAGGCGCAGTTCGTCAGCCCCTTTCTTCAGAATTCGCTGGTGGTCTGGGACGCCGGCGCGATCGGACGAATCGACTCCCGCCAGCAGGTTGAGCTGTCGTGCGCCTATCGCTACGAGATCGACATGACCCCCGGAACTTTTGAAGGAGTCGCCTATGACGGCGTGATGCGGAATTTGCGCGGAAACCACGTGGCGCTGGTGGACGAAGGCCGGGCCGGTCCCGACGTCGTCGTCAGCGATGCAAAACCCAAGGAGAAACCCCAAATGAAGAAAAAGCTCACCCCGCGAGCCATAGCCGTCCGAGGGGCCCTCCTGGGCCGCCTGCCGCTGCTGCTCGCTTCCGACCAGAAGCTTCAGATCGCCGATCTGACCCCCCTGGTCTCCCCCCTCACCGTCAAGGGCTACAAGACCCAGAAGGTCAAGCTGCTCCAGGACCTCAAGACCACGTTCAAGGGCAAGCTGGCCCAGGACGCGGACCTCGACGACATCATGGACCTGCTGGACAGCCTGGAGGGCGACGAAGGCGAGGAGCTCGAGCTCGACGCCGCCAAGCCACCCGTCCCGGTCGCCAAGCCCACACCCATCGCCAAGGACGACGACATGGGCGAGGACGGCGACGAGGCCGGACAGGCCCTGCTCGCCCTCCTGCAGGCCCAGAACCTCCCCGACGAACTCATGTCCCAGGTGGCGCAGCTGCTGGAGCAGCTCACCGCCCCCAAGGGCGTCGACGCGCTCCCGCCCAAGAAAGGAACCGAAGTGCCGAACCCCAACGACCCCAAGCCCGTCATTGGCAAGCCCGCCATGGACGCGGCGATCCTGGCGGCCTCCAACGCCACCGTGGCCCGGATGACCGCCATCCGTCAGGCCGAAGATGAGGTCGAGCCCATCCTCGGCCGGATCCGCGGCACGGACAGCGCCGAAGCCGTCTATCGCCTGGCCCTCGACCACCGCAAGGTGGACGTGGCCGGCGTTCACCCCTCCGCCTACCGGGCCCTGGTGCAGATGCTCCTGGGCCAGCAGGAAGCCGAGCCCGAGCCCGCCCTGGGCATGGACCGGGCCGCGGAAGACTCCTACGAGAAGCGCTACGGCGCCAGCCGCATCGGGAGGGCCTAACCATGGGTTTCCAGACCACCGTCAACCTCACCTCCCCCGTCGGGGCCCTGGGTACCAAGGCCTCCAGCAACCCCGTCGCCACCCTGGACGCTGGCCCGGGCGGCTTCGTCGCCGACCTGGTCAACGGCCTCCATGTCGCGCGCTTCGCGTGGATCGACTCCACCGGCACGATCCTCACCAACCATGCCCCTGGAGGCGTTCCGTCCGCCCCTGACGGCTTCGTGGCCAATGAGCTGCAGGCCTTCCTGCAGCGGATCTCCGACGACCACTCGCTTGTGATTCCGGCCGGCCAGATGGCCACCGCCTTCGGCCGGGGCGACTTCTGGGTGAACTGTGGGTTCGCCGCCTGCACCCGGGCCTCCAAGGTCTTCGTCAATCTGTTCTCCGGCGCCATCATCCCGGGCGCCACCGGCAGCTTCCCGATCTACCCCTCCGGCGCGGACGCGGCCTTCACGGCCAGCTTCGCCACCACGAAGATGACGGTGTCCGTCCTTGCCTCCGGCACCATCGGCATCGGCCACCTGGTCACGGGCGCCGGCCTCCCCGCCAACACCCGGGTGCTCGCCCAGGACTCCGGGACCGTCGGCGGCGCGGGCGTCTACTCGCTCAGCACCACCCCTGGCACCGTCGCCAGCGAGGCCTGCACCTCCACCGCGGCCGACACCGTGGGCGGGGCCTCCGTCACCGCCAGCTTCGCCACCAGCGTCATGACAGTGACGGCCGTGACCAACGGCACCCTCGTCCCCGGCCAGCTGCTGCAGGCGGCCACCACCGGCCTTGCCGCGGGGACCTACATCGTCTCTCAGGCCAGCGGCACCCCGGGCGGGGCCGGCACCTACAACCTGTCCACCACTCCCGGAACCATCGCGAGCGGCGCGGTCACGGCCTCGGCCTGGATCGAGACGCCCTGGTATTTCAACAGCGTGGCCAACCCGGGCGAGCTCGCCAAGATCGGCGTGAGGAACTGACATGAAAATCTTCCGCATTCCCGACTTCGACCGCCTCCAGGAGGACTTCGGCATCGTCCTGCCTGAGGCCCGCGCCTACCTCCGCCCCGAATGGGGCCGCAACATCAACGTGGCCATGGACGCCGTCCGCCGCGAGTTCGGCCAGGACGCCGCGCAGGTCCTCTCTGTCACCGCCGGCAACGCCGGCATCCCCGCCTTCCTGGCGACCATCATCGACCCGCGCTTCATCGAGGTCTACACGGCCCCGCTGAACGCGACGAAGATCGCCCGCGAGGTCAAGAAGGGCGACTGGGTCACCATGACCACGCAGTTCCCCCTGATCGAGTCCATGGGCCAGGTCTCCACCTACGGGGACTACAGCAACAACGGCGAGGCCTCCATCCAGACCAACTGGGAGGACCGGCAGAGCTACTACTACCAGGTCCAGACCGAATGGGGCGAGCGCGAGCTGGCCATGGGCGGCCTCGCCAAGATCGACGTTGCCAGCCGCAAGAACATCGCCTCCGCCAAGGTGATGAACGAGTTCCAGAACAACTGCTACTTCTACGGCGTCCAGGGCCTGGCCAACTACGGCCTGCTCAACGATCCCTCCCTGCCCGCGGCGGTCTCCCCCGTGGTCCAGTCCGGGAACTACACCTGGGCACTGAAGGACGCGCTGGGCGTCTACGACGACATCGCCTACCTGGTGCAGCAGCTCATCCACCAGACCAACGGCATGATCACCAAGCAGTCCAAGCTGATCCTGGCGATGTCTCCGGACAGCGACATGGCCACCACGAAGACCACGCAGTACAACGTCTCCGTCGCCGACATGCTCAAGAAAAACTTCCCGGGCCTGCGGATCGAGACCGCCGTGCAGTACTCCACGGCCTCGGGGCAGCTCCTGCAGCTGTGGGCGGAGGAGCTCAACGGCGCCCCCGTCGTCGAGGTCGCGTTCAACGAGAAGATGCGCGCTCACGCGATCGTGAGGGATACGAGCAGCTTCAAGCAGAAAAAGTCCGGTGGGGCATGGAGCGCGATCGTCTACCAGCCCACCGGCGTCGTCCAGATGCTGGGGGTCTAGACCATGGCTGCAACCGTCGTAGTTTTCTGCAAAATCCCGAACGGCTACCACCTCACCGTGAAGGACTCCGCCGGCGTCGACCATACGATCAGGATCAACGGGCCCGCCAACAAGGTGAACCCGGACATCCTCACCATCGCCGGCCACGGCTCCACCAACGTCCCCAAGGACCACTGGGACGCATGGCTGGAGTCCCACAAGAACCTGGACCCCGTCAAGAAGGGGCACATCTTCGCTGCCGAGAAGCGCGAGATGGGCGCCTCCATGGCCCGGGAGCGGAAGGGCAACCTGACCGGCATGGAGGGGATCGACCCCAAGGCGCCCGCCCCGGGGATCAAGCCCGACGACTCCATGAAGAAGGTCCTCGACAAGCTCCCCGAGGAGTAGCCCATGGGCGCCACCAGCACCTTCGACCCTGCCTTCTTCGCAGCCCGGTATCCGGAGTTCGCGGGGATCGTCTCGACCACGGCCCCCGGGTATTTCCTGGAGGCAGGGCTCTACCTGAACAACACCGGCTCCGGGGTCGTCCAGGACGCGGGGGTCCAGAAGGTGCTGATGCACATGCTCACTGCGCACCTGGGCGAGCTCAACGACGAGTCCAGCGAGCGGGGGGCCTCCCCCCTCGTCGGGCGGATCAGCGATGCCGGCGAGGGCTCGGTCAAGGTCCACGCCGAGATGGTGGGGGCCACGGGCAGCTCCGCCTGGTTCCAGCAGACGAAGTATGGCGCGGCATTCTGGCAGGCCACGGCCCGCTTCCGCTCTGCTCGCTACCTCCTGCCCCGGAGGTTCTGATGTCGAATCCTGGGTTCACCGGCGGGGAGGCGTTCAAGGCCAAGCTCCAGGAGCTCCTGGAGAAGGCCGGGGAGGACCTCGGCCTCCGGGTGGGGTTCCTTGAGGGTGCCACCTACCCGGACGGGACCCCCGTCGCCCTGGTGGCGGTCCTGAACGAGTTTGGCCACCTCACCCCGGTGGGAGCGAGCGGCATGGGCCCCCAGGCCCGGACCGTCCCGCGGCCCTTCTTCTCTCGGATGATCGCCGCCAAGTCCCCGAAGTGGAAAAACCGGATCGTCAACCTCCACCGGATCCACGGGGGAGACATGGGCCAGACCATGCGGGCCCTCGGCGAGACCATCGCGCAGGACCTCCAGATGGCCATCATCGAGTTCAATGACCCCCCCGACAAGGAGATCACCATCAAGCGCAAGGGCTTCAAGGGCGGGGCCCAGGCCACCCTGCAGGACACGAAGGTGATGCTCCGCGGCGTCGCCTACGAGGTGAACGGGGAGCGCTTCCCCGGGCCGGTGGCGTCATGAACCTCCATGGCCTCGCCGCCGGCATCACGGCCGTCAACCGGAACACTCCGGCGGTCCTCCGCCACAGCACCGGCTGCACGACGGCCCCGGGCGGGAAGCGCACGCCCACCTTCGAGGAGATCCTCGGGAAGGTCCAGGTCCAGGGCCTTTCCGCGAAGGAGTTGGCCCACCTCAATGGCCTGAACATCTCCGGGAACCTCCGGAAGGTCTACGCCCGGGGCGCCATCAACTCGGTGCTCAGGGCCGCTGGCACGGGCGGGGATCTCCTCGCCTTCGATGGGTCCGACTGGCTCGTGGTCCACGTGTTCGAGACCTGGCCCGGCTGGTCTGCCGTGGCCGTCTCCCAGCAGGTCCCGGCATGACGGCCCTCGTCAACTCCCCCACGGTGGGCGACATCTTTGTCGCCCTGCAGCCCTGGCTGATGGAACTCCTCGGCCTGGACCTGGATCATGTCGTCCAGGACCTGGGCAACGGGACGTCGATGCCGACCGGCCCCTTCGTGTGCATGTCCGAGGTCTCCATGAAGCGGCTGAGCACGAACGTCTCCACCTACCAGGAGGCCCCCCTGGAGGGCCCTGGTGCCGATGTGGAGGTCATCCAGCAGTCCTCCGACTTCACGGTGGGACTGGACCTCTACGGGCCCGCCTCCGGGGACTGGGCCGTCATCGTCACCACTATGGTCCGGACCGACCAGGCCGTGAGCTTCTTCATGGCCCAGGGCCTGGCCCCCCTCGGCATCGACGACCCGATGCAGCTGCCCCTCGTGAACGGTGAGGAGCAGTACGAGCGGCGCTGGGTCCTCCGGATGCACTTCCACTACAAGCCCTCCGTGGCCATCCCGGCCCAGTTCATGCGCAACGCCAAGATCCACGCCATCAGCAACGCGACCCTTTCCTGAGGATCCCCATGAGCACCATACCTGTCTCCTCCATCATCTCTGTGACCCCCGGGGTCCTCTCCGCCGGCGGCAACCCGCTGGCCCTGGTTGGGCTCATCCTCAGCGCGTCCGCCGTCCTGCCGGTCGGGCCTCCCGTCTCCTTCCCCTCCGCCGCCGCTGTGGCCACCTACTTCGGGCCCACCAGCCTCGAGGCGAAGATGGCCACGGTCTACTTCAACGGCTTCAACGGCAGCGCACAGAAGCCCAGCACCCTGCTGTTCAGCCGGTTCGCTGCCTCAGCTGCGGCCGCCTTCCTGCGCGGCGCCGCCCGCCCCGCGCTCACCCTGGCCCAGTTGACGGCGATCACGGCCGGGGACCTTGACGTGGAGGTGGACGGCAACGCCCACACGGCCACGGTCGACCTCCACACGGCCACCAGCATGTCCTCGGCGGCGTCCCTCATCACGACGGCCCTGGGCCTGACCGGCGGCGCGGCCGTGACCTGGTCGTCGACCTTCAACGCCTTCGTCATCACCTCGGGCACGACCGGCGTCAACTCGGCCGTGACCTACGCCGATTCCATGTCCGGCCTGGCGGATCTCCTGGGCCTCACGGCGAGCACCGGCGCGGTGATCTCGCACGGCTCCGCGGCCATGACCCCCGCCGGGGCGATGGCGGCGGTGGTCAACGTAACGACGAACTGGGCCTGCTTCGCCACGGCCTTCGAGCCGGTTATCTCCGACAAGGAGGCCTTCGCCACCTGGTGCTCCGGCACGGGCGGCCAGTTCGCCTACTTCTGCTACGACAGCGACGTGACGGCCACCCAGAACCCCTCCACTTTCACGGGTTTTGGCAAGTGGCTCGCGGACCACACCATCAGTGGCGTGGTCCCGGTCTACGCGGACCCCCTCCTGGCCGCCTTCGGCATGGGTGTGGCCGCGAGCATCGACTTCGCCCGGGTGAACGGCCGCGTGAGCTGGGCCTTCAAGAGCGGCACCGGCCT